CTGTCTGTCCTTCAGGGTCGTGACAAAGCCACTCCTATCGAAGTGTCCGCTTCTACGATTAAGGGTAAGGGAGGGAAAGTCACCAATATGTCTGTCAGGACTGTCAAGATCAGTGATAAGACTGCTGCCCTCCAGCTCCTCGGGAAGCACCTCAACATGTTCAAGGACAAGGTCGAAGTCACGGCTAACCTTTCCCTCCTCGATATGATTGAGCAGTCGTTCAAGGCCCCTGCCTTACCGGATGAGTCTAACATCGTCGACTCAGAAGCTATCACTGTTGAACCGACCCCTGAAATTGAATCTACTGAAGCGGTTGCTGTTTGAGTCAAGTAGCTGCTAGTAAGCTGAAGCTCTGGAGAGAGCGTCCGGACATCTTCGTCCGTGAGGTCTTCGGAGCTACTCCCGATCCTTGGCAGGATGAAGTCCTTCGTGCATTCCCGCATAATCAGCGAATTGCCATGAAGGCCAGTAAAGGCCCGGGGAAGTCCTGTATCGAAGCTTGGTTGGCTTGGAACTTCCTCGTTACCCGTCCGATGCCCAAGATCGCAGCGACGAGTATCTCCGGTGATAACCTTCGAGACGGGCTCTGGACCGAGATGGCTAAATGGCGTGAAAAGTCTCCACTCATCAAAGAACAATTCGTCTGGCAGAAGGAACGAATCTTCAATAAGGACTATCCCGAGACTTGGTGGATGTCTGCCCGTCAGTGGAGCAAGTCCGCCGATCCTAACTCTCTCGGTAATACTCTGGCCGGTCTCCATGCCGACTACATTATGTTTCTCCTCGACGAATCAGGTGGCTTCCCAGACGCTATCATGGCCTCAGCAGAGGCTGCCCTTTCCTCGTGTGTCGAAGGGCACATCGTTCAAGCAGGGAACCCTACCCACCTCGAAGGGCCTCTGTACAAAGCCTGTACTCAAGATAGGGCATTGTGGTACGTCGTAGAGATTACGTCCGACCCTGACAACCCGAAGCGCTCACCGCGCGTCTCGACGAAGTGGGCGAAGGAACAGATCGAAAAATACGGACGAGACAATCCGTGGGTCTTGGTAAACGTCTTTGGAAAGTTCCCGCCGTCGTCTATCAACACTCTGCTTGGGCCGGACGTGGTGCGGGCCGCGATGCAGCGTGGTTATCCAGAGGACGCTTATTCTTGGGCGCAGAAGCGGCTTGGCATCGACGTGGCGCGGTATGGCGACGACAGGACCGTGATATTCCCGCGTCAAGGATTGGTGGCGCTCAGGCCGGACACGATGCGTCATGCGCGTGATTCTGCTGTCAGCGTGGAGATCGCAAATCGGGTGCATATGGCGCGGACATCTTGGGGTAGCGAGCTTGAGCTGATCGACACGACGGGCGGCTGGGGAAAAGGATGTTACGACGTTCTTCTCTCATCCGGCGCCAGTCCGGTATCGGTCGAGTTTCATCTGAAGGCAATCGACCCGCGCTACAAAAATAAGCGCTCTGAGATGTGGGACCTCATGTGCAAATGGGTTTTGGACGGCGGTGCGCTGCCAAATATCCCAGAGCTTGTGCCGGAGCTCACGGTGCCGACCTACTGCTTCGTGAACGGTCAAATGCTGATCGAGCCTAAAGATCAGATCAAAGAGCGGCTTGGATATTCGCCTGACTTGGCCGATGCTTTGGCGCTCACGTTTGCCATGCCAGACCTGCCGAAGCGCGACGCGATAGAACAGCGGCTCTTCAGTGGAATTGACGGGAATGTTGGCTACAAGTCAGACTACGACCCATACAGCGAAGAACGCATAAATTCTTAAAGTATTGACAAAAGTTGGGTAGTCACTATATATTGTGGTTGTGAACTCTTAGGCCACAATGAGGACAATCCCCGATGGTGTTTGCGCGAGAGACGATAGAGTCCTGTATCGAGGAAGCAAAGCCTCTCCTTGAAGCTCATTACGCCGAGATCGCTCACTACCACGATATTCCGCTTGACCCTGACTACGACCAATACCTCCAGCTAGAAAAAATGGGAATCGTTCGTTGCTATGTTGCCAGAAACTCTGAAGGCAAGATGGTCGGCTACGCTGTTTATATTGTGCGGAATAATCTTCACTACAAAACCAGCCTTCAGGCGGTTCAGGATATTATTTTTGTCAAGAAAGAATGTCGTGGGCGAGGTGGATATTTTATTTTGTGGTGTGATGAGCAGCTAAGGGACGAAGGGGTTCAGGCCGTCTATCATCACGTCAAAACCAAATTCAATTTTGGACCGATGCTTGAGAAATGCGGGTACGAGTTGATCGACCTCATTTACGGCCGGCGTTTAGATTTGGAGGTAATTTAAATTGGGCGTTACAGCAGCGGTCGCAATCGGCGGTGGTTTGTTGGCGGCAAAGTCAATGGGCGATTCTAAGAAAGCGGCGAAGGCCGCAAACGCACAAGCCGCCGACCTTCAGCAAAAGCAACAGGCTTTGAACTCGGAACTCAACAATAAGATTGGTAGCGAGGACGCAGAAAAAGCTCAAGCCCAGCAGCAGGCCCGCGAACGTCAGCGATCAAAGTCCCGCGCCACTTCCGGTCGTGCCGGAACAATCCTGACCGGACAACTAGGTGAAGTCGGTCCGTCCGCAGGCCAAACAAAGACACTCTTGGGAGTTTAATGACCACCGCCGCCTCATCCACATTTGAACCAAAGACACGCCGCGAGCAGGATATGTCTCTCGTCGCTCAGATGGACAATGAGAGATCGTCTTTCATCTCGCATTGGCGCGACATCGCTGATTATATTCTTCCGCGCCGCGCCCGGTTCAACGTAACGGATGTGAACAAGGGCGATAAGAAAAACCAAAAGATTATCGACGGAACAGCGACGCTTGCCCAGCGCACACTCAAGTCAGGCATGATGGCCGGACTCACATCACCTGCCCGCCCGTGGTTCCGCCTTACGGTGCCGGACCAAGATTTTTCTGAAGTGCAGTCCGTAAATGTCTGGCTTCACGATGTCACGAAGCGCATGGGTTCGGTGATGCTGAAATCGAACCTTTACAATTCTTTGCCGCAGGTATACGGCGACATGGGCAACTTCGGGACCGGCTGCATGTTTGTCGAGCCGGACGCGGAAAAGGTTTTCAGGACTTACGTTTTCCCGATTGGTAGCTACATGCTTGCCAATGACGACAAGAATCGTGTGCGCGTGTTTGCCCGCGAGTTCCGCCTGACAGTTCGTCAAGTCGTGATGAAGTTCTCAGTGATGGCCGACGATGGACAGATGGACATGAAGAATATCAGCCAGCATGTTCGTGATCTTTGGAAGCAAGGACAGACAGAGCAGTGGGTCGATATCTGCCATGTAATCAAGCCGAACGATGACTTTAACCCGAAGAAGTCGCACTCCAAATACAAGCGCTACGTCTCTAGGTATTACGAGGTTGGCACTGCCGGCGACAGAAAAGATTATTTGAACGGTCAGGGCTACGACACTTATTTGAGCGAGTCAGGGTATGACTACTTCCCGATTTTGGCTCCCAGATGGCAGACGACTGGCGAGGATGTTTATGGGACCGACTGTCCCGGCATGACCGCGTTGGGCGACGTCCGTCAACTGCAGGTTGAGCAGAAACGGAAAGCTCAGGGGATTGAGAAGGGCATCAATCCCGCGATGGTCGCTCCCACAAGCATGAGGAAATCCAAGACGTCTATTATCGCCGGCGACGTGACTTTCACGGACGAGCGTGAAGGCACAAAGGGTTTCCGTAAAGCACACGACGTTCAGCTCGATCTAGGAAACTTGATCGAGGACATCCGCGACATCCGCAATATTATCCGTCGCGCATACTACGAAGATTTATTCCTGATGATCGCGCAGTCTGACCGCCGGACCGTGACGGCGACCGAGATCAACGAGCGCGTGGAAGAAAAGAATTTCAGTCTTGGCCCGTTGCTTGAGCAGTCTAACGGCGACCTTTACGACCCGCTAATCGACATCATTTACTATTTGATGGACGAGCGCGGGATGATTCCTCCGGCGCCACCAGAGCTTGAAGGCATGGAAATCAAGGCTCAATACATCAGCATCATGGCCCAGTCTCAGAAGATGGTCGGCGTCTCGGTGCTTGAGCGTTACGCCAGCTTTGCGGCTGAGATCGGCACAGCCACTCAAGACCGTCGTGCGATGCTTAAAACCCGCTGGGATGAAATGCTGGATGAATACGCAGATCGTTCCGGTCTAAGTCCAAACCTCACCCGCACTGATGAAGAGGTTGATGAGATTATGGCGCAGGAAGCTCAACAGGCTCAACAGGCGCGTGTATTGCAGGGCGCGGAGATGGCTGGCAAAGCCGCGAAGTCACTTTCAGAAGCCAAGCTGACCGAGGATAGCGCCCTTAAAAGACTTGTGGGGGCTGGCAAATGAGCGGCGAGAAATCATACGTAAAGAACGCGGCCGACCCAGAGCAGGTTGAGGGCGGAAGGAAGAAAGAGCTTTGGGACAAGAAGCGCGAAAAAGAGGACATGAAACATCTCATGCAGGACCCGGTGTTCCGGCGCTGGCTATGGAGAATCATCTCTTTTTGCGACGTGTTCAATGACATCTGGCACCCGTCCGCGATCATCCATCGCTCCGCCGGACAGCAGCGTGTCGGTCAAATCCTGCTTGGCGAGGCCAAAGACGCTGACCAAGAAAAGTTTTTCCAAATGTGGAGAGAGAACGATCAACCGGAGGAATCAGATAAATGACAACCGCAGCTAAGGGCCAAGAAACAACTACGCCCTCGGAGAAGTTGTACGAAGAAAAGTTTGCAGCGAAACCGGCCGACGAGAAGCCGATAGAGAAAGCAGCCGAGGAAAAGCCGGTTGAGAAGAAGGCCGAAGAAAAGCCTGTCGAAAAGAAGCCGGAAGAGAAGCCGGTCGAAAAGCCCGCTGAAGAAAAGCCAGCGGAAGAGAAGCCCGAAACCGACAAGGCCAAAGAAGAAAAGCCGGCCGCCGAAAAGCCGAAGGAAGTCACCAAGGAAGCCCTTAAACTTCCAAAAGATTCGCAACTGAGCGCCGCCGCGGTGGACGAGATTGTTGCCCATGCAAAGGCACAAGGACTGTCCCAAGAGCAGGCACAAGCGCAACTGGAGCGTGAGAGTAAGTTGGTTTCTGACACCCGCGCCACTGCAAAGGACGAGGGCCAGAAGTTGCTTACAGAAAAGGTAAACGAATGGACTGAAACGTCTGAGAACGACCCGGAGTTTGGTGGAGACAAGTTGAAAGAAACTACCGTCCGCTGCAATTCCGTGTTGAAGAAGTATTTCAGCCCAGACTTCGTTAAGGTTCTGATCGAAACCGGATATTCAAATCATCCTGAATTAATCCGTGGTCTGAACCGAGTTGCAAAGTCAATGGACCCGGCACAGTTGATACTGGCGGGCGCACAAGCTACTGGCTCATCACAAAAAACTGCCGACCAGATTCTCTACCCTGAGAGTCCGGCGGATAAGAAAACCGAATCGTAAACAAGGAGAATCACAATGGCAACTTTAGCGACAACCGTCCTGACGCTGGCTGATTGGGCCAAACGTCTCGACCCTAACGGGAAGGTTCCCGTGATCGTGGAACTGCTCTCCCAGAGCAACGAAGTCCTGACCGACATGCTTTGGAAGGAAGGCAATCTTCCGACGGGCGAAGTGACGACCGTTCGGACCGGACTGCCGACCGTTTACTGGCGCATGTTCAATCAGGGGACTTCTTCCTCGAAGTCCACAACCGCGCAGATCACCGAAGCGTGCGGTATGCTCGAAGCGTGGTCTGAGGTTGACTGCGACCTTGCCGAGTTGAATGGAAACGTCGGCGCGTTCCGTCTGTCCGAAGCTCAGGCGTTTATCGAAGCCATGAATCAGGAAATGGCTCAGACGCTTTTCTACGGTAACAGCGGAACTGCCCCCGAAGAGTTCAACGGTCTTGCGATTCGTTACTCCAGCACGACTGCTGGAAACGGCAGGAACGTCCTCAGCGGCTCAGGCTCAGGCTCCGACAACTCGTCCGTTTGGCTCGTCGGCTGGGGTCAGAATACCTGCTTCGGCGTGTTCCCCAAAGGGTCCAGCGCGGGTCTGAAGCATGAGGACTTGGGCAAGGTGACTGTCGAAGTTACCGCCGGTGTTGCCGGTTCCCGTATGCGCGCCTATCAGGACCATTGGCAGTGGAAAGCCGGTGTGGTGCTGAAGGACTGGCGCTACACGGTCCGCATCGCGAACATCGACATCTCCAACTTGGTTGCCAAATCGTCCGCTGCCGATCTCACGGAGCTGATGATTAAGGCGATTCACCGCATCCCGAATATGGGCATGTGCAAGCCGGTGTTCTACATGAACCGGACCTGCATCGAAATGCTCGACATTCAGCGCCGCGATGATGTCATCAGCGGTGGTGGTTTGACATGGGAAACCGTGGACGGCAAGCGCAGTGCTTCCTTCCGTGGAATCCCCATTCGGACGGTCGATGCGTTGACTGAAACCGAAGCAACCGTTTCGTAAGAAGGAGAAAATTCACCATGATGCTCGACAAACAGTTACAGTTCGCGGATTCTCAGGCGCTCACTTCTACGGCGCTTTTAACCAACGTCATCGACATGGGCGCGGTCGATAAGAACGACTTCGTTGGTGAGCCGATGGCGGTTGTGTTCAACGTGGAAGTTGCGGCCGATCAGACGACTGGCGATGAAGATTACACCTTCGTTGTCGAGTCTGCGTCCGATGCAGCGATCACAACTGATCGCAAAGAGCTTGCCCGCCGCAAGTTCGAGTCAGGAACTCCCGATGCGCCCGCCGAAAACGCCGATCTTTTGGTCGCCGGATTCGTGTTCGCCATCGTGCTTCCTCCGGGCGGTCTGTCCGAAGTCGAGCGGTATCTTGCTGTTCGCTACACTGGGGCCGGAACTTCTCCGACCATCACGTTGAGCGCTCATCTCGTACCGTTGAAGTTCGTTCCTGTAACCGCGCACTACGCTAGCGGCTACACGATCTCGTAACGGAAATCACCCCTGAGCTGACTGGATGGCCGGTTGGCTCAGGGGCCTCCTAAACAAATACAATTCAACTAGGAGAATTGAAAATGTCAGACCAAGCAACGATCAAGGTGAAGGCAACGCAGCTCGGTTACTATGAACACAAGCGCCGCCGCGAAGGGGACGTTTTCGTTCTCGTTCCGCGCGTTGACCAATTCGGAAACCTGATGACTGCGAAGTCTCAGTTCTCGAAGAAGTGGATGGAGTTGGCGGACCCGAAAGAGCCTGAGCGCGTCAGCACGATGCTGAAAGTAACTCCAGCAAACATTCAAGACCATTTGGATAAAAACATGCCAATTCATCCCGCGCCGGAACAAATCCGGTTCGAAGCTGGCAAGGCAAAAAACAATCAAGAGCCTGCCACGATGAAGGAAGCTCAAGAAAAAACCACTTCTGAAGAAGAAGTGATCTAAGGAGTCAAAAATGGCAACTATCGCTTCGACCATAGCTCGAATTACGGCCTTCGGTGACGAGGCGCATGTCATCACATGGGCGCTGCTTACATCAGCAGATGCTGTTGGAGATGCAGTCGAAATGCCGGGTTCTTCTGCTCGAAGCGTTCAGATTGACGGTACTTTTGATTCTGCGACTGTTGTCCTTCAGGGGTCGAATGACGGGACCAACTGGTTCACTCTCACTGACCCTCAAGGAAATACCATCAGCAAAACAGCGGCAGCGCTTGAGATGATCTCTGAGCTGACGCGCTACATCCGGCCTTCAACATCCGGTGGTGGTGGCAGTCAGTCTCTTAACGTCCGCGTTCTATTAAAGAGGGCAAGATAACATGGCAAATATCAAACAGGCGGCGGACGATCTTAGAAATATCGCAAATCGGTTTAAGGGCATCCTTGAAGTTCAAGCTGCACTTGAGCAAATTGGCGACATTCAGGCCGCGACGACAGAGAATCAAAACCTGAAGGCCAAAGCGATCTCGGATTATCAGGAAGCAAAGAAACAGCTTGAAGGCATAAACCTGAAAATCTCCGAAGCGAACGAAGCGGCCAAAGCAGCGTCATCCAAAGCCGAAGAGATAGCTGCGTCTGCCAGAAAACGAGCTGACCTCATCATCGTCGAATCAAAAAATGCGGCCGCGGCGATCAAGAAAGACGCCGAAAATGCCGTTGATGCTGTCAACAAGCAACTTGCTGGCTTGAAGTCAGAGGTCAACAGGGTGCTGGCGAAAATCGACGAGAAAAACAAAGAGCTTGATAACGTACAGTCCGCGATTAGAGAAGCCAAGTCCAAGATAACCTCTCTATAAGGGGGATTTCATGTTTCAAGGCTCCCCGACATATGAAGGCCAGAGAGAACCGAATGGGTTTGAGCGCATCACAGACCTTTCATCGGCCGTAGGATTCACAGCGCCGGCCGGCACTCGCCTTGCAATCTTCCGGGTTGAAACTCAGGATATTCGTTGGCGCGATGATGGAACCAACCCAACCAGCACTGTTGGTCTACTCATGTCCGTCGGTGACGTGTTTATGTACACCGGGGACTTCTCCAAATTTAAAATGATCGAAACCACCGCGTCTGCCGTCGTGCAGATTTCATACTACAAATGAGATACGAACGCGCTGGTGGTAGTGGTAGCGGCGGAGGAGGAGGCGGCGGTGGTTCTAACACCTACGCCGTTGCCCAAGTTGCCCACGGTCTTTCTGTTGGCGACATCGTGCGCGTCTCAGGCGCAAACACCTACGCAAAGGCTCAAGCCAACACCGCCGCTAACGCCGAAGCTGTTGGCATAGTGACCGTGGTGGCGGATGCTGATAACTTCACCCTAACTACTGGCGGCATCATCACAACTGGCGTTCCTGTCGCAACCGCCGGCACAGTCTACTTCCTCTCCGGCGCATCCGCGGGCGCACTTACCGCCACCGAACCTACGACCGCTGGCTACATCACAAAGCCCCTGCTAGTAGTGATTCAAAGCGCAGCAGTCGCCCTCTTTTTTAATCTTCGTGGCGCGATCATTAATGGGAGTTCGGCTGGAAGCAATCCTTCCTTTGCTCAGAAGTCAGCCAACTACACTTTGACTACCGCCGATCACACCATTGAAGCGACCAGCGGAACCTTCACGCTGACGCTACCGACAGCAGTTGGAAATACAGGAAAATTTTTCTACCTCATCAACTCAGGCACAGGAGTTGTGACCATTGATGCCGACGGAAGCGAGACAATCAACGGCGACCTCACAGTCGATATGTACCAATATGACTCCGTAACACTAGTTTCAAATGGAACAGGATGGTTAGCATGGGTTTAGCAAGAGTTCCGGCGATGATGGGCGGCACACTCAAGCTCGTTGAAAAATCAATTACTTTAGACGGTAATAATGAGACTAAGAGCCATAATTTATTTCAGCTTACAGAAGATGTATTAATTCATGCCCTTTGGGGCGAGGTAACAACAGCTCTTGGTTCCAACTTAACAACTTGTCTTACGAGATTAGAATCGTCCGGCGGAGAATCACCCCAAAATATTGGCGGAACCAATACTTGTAGTTCTCTTATTGTAGGATCGGGCCTTTATTGGGGTGAGAATAGTTTTCTTTTATCCAGCTTAACTGTAAATACCCCCGCACTGCGCCAACCATCTAATAGCTCATCAGCTATGATGCGGTATCCATTTGTTGTATTAAAGGCGGATAGGTCGAATACAACTTATGTTGTTTTCCGTTATACAACTACAAATACTCCAACAAGTGGGGTTATTAAATTTCGTGCTTGGTTTGAAAAGACTACGGCTAACGGAAACTTGGTGGCAGTCTAATGGCAAACTCAGCATTTCCTCTAGGTACAGCTTGGGGCAGTATCACAGGCACTCTCTCCGCCCAAACCGACCTACAAGCCGCCTTAGACGCTAAGAAAACAGACTCGATGGCGACCAACAAACTGCTTGGTCGTGGCACGGCGGGTACTGGTGTCATTGAAGAAATCACTCTCGGCACAGGGCTAACTCTAACAGGCACGACTCTTGATGTAACAGGGGGTGGCGGGGTTTCAGCCCTCGCCGCAATCGGTTCATCCCCCAACGCCAACGGTGCGACCATCAGCGGGTCTACGCTTAACCTTGAACCCGCCTCAGATTCTTTTGGTGGTGTCGTAACCACAGGCACACAGACCTTTGCGGGTGCAAAGACAATACTCGATACACTGACCCATCTTCAGACCGCAAGCACAGGAAACACAGTAGTCAATGGAATTGAGCTGACGAACAACACCACCGCAAGCTCAGGCAATCAGATGTATTCCGGGGCAGTTTACTGGAAGGGTAACGGATGGAGAACTGGTGCTGGTGGGGTTAGTACCACCTGCGAGTTTAGGTCGTATATTCTGCCAGTACAAGCATCCGGTGCGGCAGAGTGTACTTTAAATTTTGAAGCAAATCAAAACGGCACTGGATGGGTGAATGTTTTACAGCTAAGAGCAAATAGCTCTGTTTACCAAGTTCTTGCAGAATTTGGAACAGTATCGCTACCCCCCTATTCGTATCGTGTTGACCCCGATACTGGTCATAGACGCTCCGGAGCAAATGCCCAAGCGTATGTTTGCGGCGGTGCTGATATATTTGGCATTGATGTGAACGGACTTTGCATCGGAACGCTCGGAATGAACAACACAAATTTTGGTGTTCACCCGACAACCACGACAAAACATGGCGGTCTTTGGCGGTCAAGAAACGCAATCTCGGTTGACTATTTCGCCTTCCAAAACGACTCATCAACCCAAGAAGCCAGTCTCTTTAGGTCAAGCGGAACATCCGGTGACTGGAAGTGGAGAATGACTGGTGGTTCGGCGGCACTCCCCTCTTACAGCTTCTACTCAGATACCAACTCTGGGTTTTACGCCATCTCGGCATCAGACAATATTGGTATTTCGCTAGGCGGCACACTCCGCATGGATTGGAGTACAACCACTCTTACGATTTCAGATGCGTACAACATCGCCGTAGGTTCAACCACCGGAACCAAGATTGCTACAGCCACAACACAGAAACTAGGGTTCTGGAATGTAACCCCAGTCATCCAACCAGCCGCCGCCAACCAAGCGGCTCTCACTAACTCAACTGGCGGAACATACGATGGAACGCTCGTTGATGTGGGCGTTATATTCAACCAAGCAAATATCAACGACAACTTCACCGATGTCTACACACTGCTGACGGAGATTCGCACAGCATTAGTCAACACCGGAATAATTAAGGGAGCCGCATAATGGCACTAACAAAAGACGAGAAAAAGGTCGTGCGGCTACTCATCCAAAGTAAGGAATATGACGATGCCCAGCTTGACGCTATCGGCGTAGATGATGCCGTGGCAAGACAGGCGATTTCAGACTACAAGTCAAACCGTCTGTACCAAGTCGTGAATGAGCTTAAAAGAACGGATGTCGAGATTGCTTCTGCACAAGATCATAAAGCAGAGCTGGTGAAGCTAAAGAACAAACTGGAGGCGGTCTAATGTCGGAGTGGAAGAAGGGCGACCCTGAGCGCAGGAGTGAGAGCGGGGATATAAAAACCAACGGATTTATCGTCCGTTATGAGCTGTTGAGCATAATTGCGCTCATGGTTGTTCATCTTGTCGGTAGTATAATTTGGGCAACAACGCTAGCTCAGGATGTCAAATACATGCGCCAAGACCTAAACCGCTTAACGCTTGTTATCGATGGCAACAATACCACTATTGCTATAAAATTAGACGAGCATAATAAGCAGTTGGCGAACCATGAAAATCGGCTAGTCCGCATTGAAACTCAGAAGGGAATTTGATGAAGATTACTTTGATGACGCTAGTTGAGGCACGACCCGGCATCGCTACGCTGACCAACCACAAGTTTTCCAACGCCAAGTCCGCCTATTGGGTGTCGAAGATTGTGAAGAGGCTGGCTACCGAGTATGACGCTATCGATGCGACTCAGAAGTTAATCGTAGAACAGCTTGGACTTACAAATGTGACGAAGGAAAAACCCGCTACTGCAGAGCAGGAAAAAGAGTTTAAGACCAAGTGGGATGACTTCATCAAGGACGAGATTGAGCTAGACATACCCAAGCTAAAGTTTGAGCAGGTCGAGGCAGTGCAGTTCTCAGGACGAGAGCTTGCCTTTCTTGATTGGCTGATTGAGGAGCCGGTTGAAAAATGAACGATGAATCCAAGTTCTTTGGATTGTCGATACGCTCGATCATAGCTTTTGAGCTTGTGACTTGTATGTGCATAATGAGCATATTCAAGATCACGATAGTTGAGCCGCTGTATTCCGCAGTTCTTTTGGGGCTTGGATTCTACTTCGGACAAAAGACAACTGGGGGAACAAAAAATGGGGTTTAAAGACAATATCGTCAATAACATCGCGCTCCACATCGCTGACGCCATAGACAAGAAGGTCAACGGCAAGGAGATCGTCGAGAAAATCAAGGACGACCTGAAGGCGAAGGGCGCTCTGTCGAGGACCGTTGATGAAGTTTGCGCCGGACCGTTTTTAAATCTCACAGGTGAAATGCAGGAGGGTTTATGCCCGGACAAGAAGAAGCTGGCGGAGTGGCATCGGAAGGAAGCGAATCGGTTGGAACCAACTTCTCAGGCGAAACCAGTCGTGGGGAAAACAATCCCGGAGAAAAAAAGCCGGTAGAGCCGTTTCTGAAATATAATGGAAAGACCGATGAAGAGAGGTTCAGGACTCAGAGGAACGAACGCAGACCGTGGTGGGATTTTTGGCATAGTATCAATCAAATCGGTAAAAAACAAAAACCGGAGTAAATAAAATGAACGACTTCAAACAGGTTCTCGATCAGATTCAATCAGCAAAAAATCTTAAAGAAGTATTAGACGCGGCGAAGATCGGATTCCAGCACCTTGTTCTCGGCGCCCAACAGTTTTCAGAGCAGATGGAAGCGGCCGGCGGCGACTCTCTTTCCGGTGAAGAGAAGAAGGCGCTTGTCGTCCGGTCAGCTCAAGAGACGTTCACCCCGATCATCAACAAGTTCTTCAACCTGCCGTTCCTGTCAGAGCAAGCTGAAGCCAAAATCATCGACCGTGGAATCGAGATTTTTGTCAGCAAGAGCATCGACAAGGCCGTCGTTATCCTGAAGAAAAACGGCTGGACGATCAGCTAACATGGCAGCCGCAGACGATACGAGAGTCGCAAATTTCGCGCTAAGGCACTTGGGCGTTTCAAAGACGATTCAGAATTTAACCACTGAGCAGTCTGAGGAAGCCAGCGCGGTACGCGACTTTATCGACTTCGCCAAAGAGGAAGTCCTGCGCGACTTCCCCCATCCGTTCACGACTGAGCAGGCAACGCTTGGTCTTGTGTCTGAGAACCCGACAACCGAATACAGGTACTCCTACCAGTACCCGGCGACCTGCGCGAAGTTCAGGAGAATCCTAGGCGGCACAAGAAACGAGACGCGCCAGAATCGCGTCCATTACCGCATCTATAAGGGTGCAAGCGGGAAGCTCATCTACACGGACGAGGGGTCTGCGGTGGGCGAATATTCCGTGATCGAGACTGAGACGGCGCGGTGGCCGATTGACCTCATCATGGCATTGTCGCTTCTATTGGCGTCCTACATCGCCCCGAGCGTGACAGACGGCGACCCTTTCAAGCTGGGTGAGCGGGCCATGCGTCTTTATGTTGTGTCCAAAACAAAGGCCGAATCGAACGCTCTGAACGAAGAGCAGTCCGAAGAGGACCCTGAGTCTGAATTTGTAAGAGGGAGAGAATAAAATGGCCGATTTAAAGAGCATGAAAATCACGAAGTCCCAACAGGAAAAGGCCACGAAGCCATCCATGATGGAATATCCTCAATATCCATACGGGCTTTCAATCCGGTTGGACAATGACTCGCTCAAAAAGCTCGGGATTAAAGAACTACCAGAAGTCGGTGAGAAAATGACAGTCATCGCAAAGGTGGAAGTCACAAGCGCCAGTCAGAACAAGTCCACCGGCGGCGACAGCAAAAACGTCGAGCTTCAGATCACGGATATGTGTCTTGAGGATGAGGGTGATGCGAAAGAAGCCAGTAAGGAACTCTACGGAGAGTAAATGTCTACCTTAGCGCAACTTAGTTTTTCCGGCGGTGAGATAACCCCAAGTCTCTATGGCCGCGTAGACCAGTCAAAATACCAGACTGGCCTGCGGACCCTGCGGAACTACATAGTCATGCGTCACGGTGGCGCCCAGAACCGGCCCGGCACAGGGTTCATTGGTGAGGTCAAGGACTCGTCCAAGACCGTTCGGATGATTCCGTTCATCTTCAACTCAGATCAGACCTATGTGCTTGAGTTTGGGGACGAGTACATGCGCGTCATCAGGAACGGCGCTTACCAGTACGACCTGACGCTCACGATCACGGGCATATCAAACGCCAACCCCGGCGTCGTGACTTATACCGGAACTGACCCTTCAAACGGCGATGAGGTCTACATCTCAGGCGTGGTTGGAGCGATGGCGAACTACGTCAACGGACGGAACTTCAAGATCGCAAACGTCAACTCAGGCGCAAATACATTCGAGCTTCAGACGATGGAGTCATCGAACTTCAGCACCGCGTCTCTAGGCTCGTACACTTCCGGCGGGACAGCCAAGCGCGTCTACACGATTACAACGCCTTACGACTACACGGACCTGCAAACACTCAACTTTGACCAGTCGGCTGATGTCATCACCTTAACCCACCCATCATATGCCGTGAGAGAACTGACGCGGACTGGTCATACTAATTGGACTCTTTCCACCGTTACATTCGCTCCTTCTACCACAAGCCCTACCGGGTGCGCAGCCACAGGAAGCGCTGGAGCCACGGTACTGAGATACAAAGTAACCGCAGTTGACGCCGACACGTTTGTCGAGTCTTTGGCGGGTGTCGATGGAACCAAGTCAAACTCGATCACAGGAATCACTCAAGCCAATCCAGCGGTCGTGACGTACTCAGGGGCAGATAATTTTACAGCAGGTGACACTGTAAGAATTACCGGAGTTGTCGGAATGACGCAGGTCAACAATCTTGAATTTGTTGTCGGGACCGTAAATACAGGAGCAAATACTTTTGAGCTAAGGGGTATAAATTCTACGAATTACACCGCTTGGTCATCCGGCGGAACGGCTGCGGTCATATCAGTCTCGGTGGCGCTAGACGCAACAGCCGATGTGACGCTCACTTGGACCGCAGTAGCGAACGCCATCGAATACAATGTTTATAAAGAATTGAACGGTGTTTATGGGTTCATCGGAGTCGCCGGCTCGACAACGTTCATTGATGACGTTTCCGCCTACACTCCAGATGTGACTGACACACCGCCGTCACCCAAGAATCCATTCGGCTCAACCGACAACTATCCGTCGACCAGCGCCTACTATCAGGGCAGTCATCTTTTTGCCAATACGAATAACGATACCGAGGCCGTATGGAAAACGAGGTCGGGTGACTTCAAGAATCTTACATCGCGGTCCCCGCTTCAGGCCGATGACTCGCATCGGTTTATCTTGGCCGGTCGCGGGGTGAATGAGGTCCGGGCGCTCGTCGATCTTGGCAACCTTGTTGGGCTGACGTCTGGAGCGGAATGGCGCATCCTCGGTGACGCAAATGGCATCCTGAGTCCGGGTCAGGCGAACCCCGTCCAGCAGTCCTACAACGGCATTGGCGAGATCAGGCCGCTCGTCATCGACAATACCGCGCTTTATGTGCAGGCCCGCGGCTCACAGATTAGGGATTTGGCTTACGACTTTTCGGTCGATGACAACGGCAGGACCGGGTATCGCGGGAACGACTTGACCGTGTTTTCATCTCACTTGGTTGACGACAACACGATCAGGGATTGGGATTACCAGCAGATTCCGCACTCAATCGTTTGGTCTGTCAGAAACGACGGAGTGCTTCTCGGCCTTACCTACATAAAGGCTCACCAGATGCTTGCGTGGCACCGCCACGACTTCGATGGCGGCACCGTTGAGCAAGTCTGCGTCGTTCCTGAAGGCACCATAGACCGCGTTTATCTCGTAATTAAGCGCACAATCAACGGACTGACCAAGCGGTACATCGAGCGTATGCATGTCAGGAACTTCACCAATATCGCCACCGACGCGATCTTCATGGACTCAAGCCTGTCCTATGACGGTCGGAACGTTGCGGCGACTACCATGACGATTTCCGGCGGAACAAACTGGACCTACGACGAGACTCTGACCCTCACGTCAAGCGTGGCTGAGTTTGACTCAGATGACGTTGGACATGCAATTCACCTGACAAGCTCAACTGGAGCGATAATCAGGTTCGTGATCGAGGCATACACAAGCACGACGGTCGTGACTGGAAAAGCGCATCAGACGGTCCCGGCGTCACTCAGAAGCACAGCGACGGCGACTTGGACACACGCCGTAGACCATTTGGCGGGTCTTTGGCATCTTGAAGGCAAGTCGGTGAGTGTGTTCGCAGATGGCTTTGTTTTAGCGAATCCGAACAACGACTCTTATACGACAGTGACAGTCACAAACGGCTCTATTCAGCTCGACAAGGCGTATGGCGTAATCCACGTCGGACTGCCTTACACTTCCGATATTGAGACTCTTGACGCGGCTCTTGACCAGACCGGAACATACATCGACAAGAAAAAGCTCATCAATCAGGCAACCGTCTACGTCGAGGAAACTCGCGGTCTTTGGTGCGGGACTGAAGCACCTACGTCTGACAGCAATTTCAAGACTCAGCTGAGAGAGTTCAAACTCAGGAACACCGAGAATTATGACGCGCCCCCAGCTCTCAAAACAGAGCCTATTGATGTTAAAATAAGTGGTACATGGAGCAAGGGCGGAAGGGTTTTCTTGAGACAGACAGACCCGATTCCTGCAACGATCTTAACCATCGCCCCGGCCGGTTATTTACCGGCTACGGCTTAAAGGACAAATATGGGTGCTATCGCGGCCATCACCGCAGTCTCCGCCGGAAGTAGCCTACTCACGGCAAATGCTCAAGCCAAAGCGACAAAAGCTCAAGGAAACTTTCAAGCAACTCAACTTGAAGGTAACGCCCAGCTTTCGGATATTCAGGCTGCGGATGCGATCAAGCGCGGCAGTGAGGAAGTGTCAAGGCTCAGGATAAAGACGCGGCTTGATGGCGGTGACTTGAGGGCGGGACTGGCGGCTCAGGGGCAGGATTTATCAGGCGAGACAGAGCAGGCGCTCCAGCAGGACATTGTTGGATTCGCTGAAGAAGATGCTCAGACAATCAAGAACAATGCGTGGCGGGAATCTTTCGGGTACCGCGCTCAAGCAGTCGAGCAGCGCAGTCAAGCCGGATTCACTCGTCTGACGGCCGGACCCACGGCCAAACAAGCTCTTTTGACAGGCGGGATGACCGCTCTCAACGCAGTGGCTCAGGGCGCGTATTTGAGAGAGAGAGTAAAGTCTGGAACCGCCACAACGACCAAACAAACCGTTGACCCAACAGCAAAGTCGATATTCTAATGCCAAGAGTAAGAATAGATCGCTCTCAAGGTTCGCAAATATCAACCCAGCCGGTGCGCGGCGGTCAGATGAACGTCCAGACCACCGGCGAGACTTTCGGTGGCGGCACAGGACTGGCTCAGACTGAGGCCGCGTTTCAGGGCGTTTTGGACACGGCTCAGAAAACTGTTGCGACGCGAGAGATTCGTCTGAGAGAAGAAGCTGAGAAGCAGAAGAAGATCGCGGATGGCGTGATGGCGCAGGACGCCAAACTACTTGCGGCAAAACTGCAAACAGACATCGAAACAAATGTCAGCAAAATGCAGGGCAAGGATGCTGCCGGTGCTTCTGATTATGCTGGCAAAGAATGGCAGACCAAAGGGGCTGAGATCAGGGCCACCTTAGCAAACGATGAGCAGAGAGCAGAGTTCGATGAGGATTACAAGAACCGCTCGGCTCAGATTTATAAAGCTACTCAGAATCATATGAGCGATCAGTTTTTAAAATCCACTGTAAAAAGCACTCAGGACTACATGGATAACGAGCTTGACCGAGGCGTAAGAAACTATAAAGACATCGGAGCTATCCAATCTTCTATTGACAATCAGGAGCAGTCTTTTCTTAAAGTTGCACAGGTTATGGGTTACGACAAGCCTTCCGTTGAAAAAGGGCTTAGAGATATCAGAACCAAAACTCATACCGCAGTAATAAACCGGATGCTGGCTCAGGGCGAGTCAAAACTTGCGACCGAATACTACAACGCCAACAAAGACCAGTTGGATGATTCCGTCAGCAAAGAGACGATGAAAATAATCCAAGATGAGACTGAGAACATCGCGTCTATCGACAAAGCCAATGAGATCATGGGCAAGGTTGGAAACAATCTTCAGGCAGTCGAGGGTGAACTTAATTCCATTGACAACGAGGACGTGCGGAAAAAGGTTAAAGATAAAGTCACCGTAATGGTTGATCGGCTCAGGACTCAGCTCGACGCGAATGAGGCTCAGGTGGCAGGACTGATCGCAAACGGTCAGTACGACATCGAGAAGCTTCAGAACGGAAAGCCCGGGATGACGCCTGATTTTTACAATATAGTACGCGTTGCAATGAACAACGGCAGCGGTGACAAACTCGGCAAACCTCCTGAGCGGGCAAATAATTTTATTGCCTTCACCCAGAAATACAACACCGTTTTTACTGGCGAGCTTGGGTCTAGGACTGAGGCGCTGATGAACTTCCGCCGCGACGTTCTAGCCAGCCGACAAAAGCTGGATGAGGACCAATTTAAAGCGCTTCTGAGTTGGACTGACCCGAATTTCGTGGTTGCGGCAGAACCGAAGAAAACCAACATGGTCGCAGGCATGGAGTTTCTCAAAGGCATGGCTCTTGCAGGGCGTGGTACCCCGGCCGGATTAACTGGCATGATGGCCAGTTTTATTGCCGACGCCATGAGCAAAGACACGAAACCGGAGGACATTCCTCAGAAGGCTCAGAACAAAGGTCGTGAAATTGCATATTTGAACAACTCAGCTCTGATCGGCAAAACCGACGTGACGAACCTTGCCGTCAATAAACAGGACGGAGTAAAGACCGTTTATCCTGGCCAGACGAAATCAAAAGCCGACGCGACTGTCACGAAGCCGGATGTCCCCAAAGGCTATATTGAGATGATATCTCCCAACGGCGGCCGGTCAGCCGTCCCGCCCAATAACGTTGAAGCGGCCAAGAAGCGTGGTTACAAGGTGGTAAATGGCAACTCTTGACGACGATCTAGGCATCATACAGCTTGAGGACCAGAACCTTCAGAAAGAGAAGGACGCGCTAGGCATCATCGACCTGCCTGAGAAAAACTCGGCCGTTGAGAACAGGTCAGTATTCATCGAAGAGTCAAACCAAGTCGTCGATTACTCTGGCAACATGGACGACGATGAGATCGAATACGACGTGCGGAAAAACCACTACGCCGAGGACGAGGACGGGTTTATCGGGGCCGTCAAGGTCGGCGCTGGCATGGCAAAGAACTTCGTCAAGGGGGCCGGCAGCTTCGCTCTGGAGGGGGTGCCGCGGGCCGCAATAGGTCTGGCCTCAGAACAGAGCCAAGAGCCGTTCAGACTCGACGTGACCGACTTTGTAGGGGCCGTTCTGGGCAATCCTATGGACCAGCAAGAGCTGATGACCGCCTTCACCAACCCTGCCCAAAGGAAGCGTAATGAGGCCGTGGCGGACCAGTTGAAGGCCAGCTATATGAGGCTCGACAATAGCGTCAAAACGTGGGCGCAGGGGGCCGGAATCAAGCCGGATGAGGGCAAAGCCAACAGGGTTTCGTTCGATCTCGGCTCCGGCGGCGCGTCTCTCGCCACATCACTAGCCCTAGCCTACTTCTCAAAAGGCCGGTCATTATCCGGCACCATGAAGGCGGCCATTCTATTTGGCGGGCTTGCCAAAGGAAAGGGCTTTACCGAGTCTCAGGAGGCAGGGAAGAGCTTTACTGAAGCTCAGGGCATATCAAGCGCGAAAGGGTTGGCTGAAGGCGGTCTTGAGTTTGCCGGACTTGAGTTATGGACCAAGTACCTGCGCGGGTCAAAGACGATTCAGCGCACCATGTACAGGGCCGGTTCAGAGTTCCTTCAGGAGTTCGGACAGGAGCTTTCAGGCGAAACGATATCAAAGATTGCGGGATTAAGCGATCAGGATTGGCTTTGGTCAACCGATGAGAACGGAAAGTTCCAGCCCGGAATATTTCTTCAGGCCGGTTATGCGGGGCTTCTGGGTCTGGCAATCGGCGGTCCTGTCGCTGGCATCCAGACTGTCGCTGAGAACCGTGGTTGGGTCGGCCGGCTGCGTAAGGCCGGATTGAACGACGACGAGATCGAGCAGGTCGGAAAGCTGATTCAAGAAAAAGTGACGGCCGCCTCCATCCCTGAAATCAAAAAGACTCTCGACCAAGAAGCCCAAAAGTTCGAATCCACCGAAGTCATCCCGGAAGAGATCAGACTCGAAGTCTCAGAAGCCGCCAAAGAGCAGAACATGGCACGCGAGCAAGAGCTTCAGGCTCAGGAAGCGCAGGTCAATCAGGAAGTCGACGAGGACACCAGCTTTGATTTTGGCGAGAACGTCAGCTCGACGCCGGAAGAGGCCGCTCAGATTATAGATGAGCTGAAGCAGGCCGGATTACCCCAAGAAGCAAATGCCGATGAGGAAAGACTCGGAACAATATCCGAAACAACCAACTTCCTTCGTGACATGGAGCGCATTACCGAACTACAACAGATGATTCAGGCGCACGATACGAGACTCGAAATAATGAAGTCTCTCCCAAAGGTGAAGCGTTATAGGGGCGGGAATTTAGCAGAAGAAATGGCTGATATTCCAGAAGAGTTTTTGACCGAAGATTCTTCCGTCGCCAATCTTGACGAAGCTATCTCTGCGTTGGCTGAAAATACGGACAACAAATCATTGGTCGGTATGTCTGAATCAGAGATGATTGCTTACTACAAGAAAGCGCTTGTGACTCCGGCCGATAGAAAGAAACGCGCCGAGTGGAAAAAAGAGCTAGAGCAGGCAGTAAAAGAAATGAAGCGCAAGAATCCTGCTGTCAAAGCGGCCGTCGCCAAGATCACAAAGACATCCCCGACCAGAGTCATGGTCAGCCAGCGGGCGCTTCTGAAGCGGCTCTTTCAAGGCGCGTTCAGGGCAAGACAGCAGGGTGCCGTCGAGCAGAAGCAGGATACGGCTTTTGTTCAGCAGGAAGTCATCAATTTTATCCAAGCGTCCGATATGGAAGCGAAGGACAAGGCCAAGTTCCTGTCGGCCATAAAGAACGTCCAGACGCCGGAACAGCTCATTATGTTTATTCCAACTCTGATCGAGCGGACCGATAAGCTCATCGAGAAGGAAAACGTCAGACAGTTAAAGTCTCGAATCACTCAAGAGCTGAAATCCTCGAAGGCTAAGAAGCAGTCCGGGAAGCCGGTGGGTAAATTCACCCCTGAAGTGCAGGAGGTTCTTGACCAGTTCCGCCTTGCCATGAAACTCGACAGCGCGGATGCGGCGGCTCGGATTCAGGCCAACCTAGCCAAGTATCAGGGCGCGGCGCCGCCATCAGAGGTCGTGATGGAGAACCGGATTCTCTCGATGGCTGCCGGGATGAATACGATGAACTCTCAGGAGTTGGCTGAACTTCTGGACGCGATTATGAGCGTCAAAGAGTCCGGCAAGATGCTCCGCGAGCTGGCTGATGACGAGCGCTCAGAACGACTCGACAAATCCAAAGCCGACATAATCACCGATGTCACGGGCGGTAAAGGTATCGAGGAAGGCGCCCGCGCCGTAGGCATCCAAGAAGCCGAGGAAAACAAATCCGGACTGATAAATATTGTCAACAAGATCATCGACAGTATGACAATCGGATGGAACGACCTGCTTGAGATTTTAGCCAGCAAGTCAAAAACAAAGGCCGGCCAGAGCAGGATTGAAAAAATAGCCGACTTATTTCCCGAAGAGATGGCTGAGATTGAAGGACACGGAGCGCTGGCTGAGAATCTGAAGAACATTGTTGAGTCAGCTTATGGGGTTTCTGGCAATCAGGTGTTGGATATTTTGAGAGAGAATACGGTCAAGATTGATTTGGGTGAGTTTGAGATTAAGCCGCAGGAAACCGTGTTCTATCATGGCACAAAGGCTCCGATCACAAAACTGAGCGATGCAGACCCGGTTCAGTTTGGCAAGGTAAGCGCCATCTATGGAGAGGGTCTTTATCTTACGGATAATCCTGACGTGGCTGCCAGCTATGCCAAGAGAAAAGGCGCTGGGCCAGAAGGCAAGACTCTTGCCGCTAAAGTCAAACAAGTGAAGCTACTTGATTTGGATGCAGAACTTCCGGTTGAAGTCAGGAGTATTTTTGAGAATCAATGGAAGGAACACACAGACGAACAGCCCAAATCTTGGAAAGGCACTGATGTCTACGAGTTTTTACGAGAGGCGCTGGCAGATGCAGAAATCACCACATCGGAAGCCATCGATACATTCGCATCAATCAATAATGAGTTAGATAAATTTGGATATAAGGGCCTGAAGCATATCGGTGGCAGAATCACAAAAAGCGAGTTTGGCGAACACAATGTCGTCATCCTCTTCCAAGACCCTTACACGCTGAAGATTGATGCGGTTGAAGATATTGACATGCCTTCAGTAGAAGATCGTGCGCCAAAAACAGTCAAACTCGTCGCCTCCAAAGACCAACTCATTAAAAAGTGGATGGAACTCCAAGACCCGACACTGGCAGAGACTTTCACCCACGCCAACGGCATGGGCTGGACTCCTGAGATTATGGAAGCCGTCACGGGAGCGCTTTCAGAACAAGACAAAGCCTTCGGTCAATCACAACTGGATTTCTACAAAGAATACTACGAAGGCATCAATAAAATCTACCAGCAGATTCACGGTGTCAGCCTTCCGTTCAATGAGTTTTATAGCCGGATTCAGCGTGAGGGTGAGGCTGGCTCAGGTGACGACATGGGCGGCTTTAATGATTTTATGCAGGAACAAATTCACCGTATTTCAGTCACAAACGGTTCTTTGAAAGATCGCGTCAAGAATATCCGGCCTCTCAAGTGGGTCGGCTCAACCGAGGCGCTGGAACGGCACATCACGGAGATGGAGCGCTTCAAGGCGTTTGCCTTAAAGGTCCGCGACCTGAACGCCATTTTCACTGACTCTAAAGTCAAGCAAGCGATCATCGAGAACTACGGTGCGCGGTACTACAAGATGCTGACTGAGAATCTTGAGGCATTTGCTCAAGGTCCGAAGCGCGGGACTTCCATCGACAACGGAATCGACGACTTCAGAATCACCTTCACAAGATCAGTTTTGTCAATAAGACCTTCGCTGTCTCTGAAGCAGATGGTTTCAATATTTGCCTTCTTGGAAGAATTGAATACGCAGGAATTAATTTCAGGCATGAACGACTTCAGGAAAGACATCAAAGGCAATATCGCCATCCTGAACAAAAACCCGTTCTTCAAAAATCGCGGTACGAATCAAGAGCGCGACATGAAGGCCGCTGCCGACTCAGACGAATTCCATCTCTTCAGAAATAAACCAAGCTGGCAAAACCAGATGATGTTCAACATCAAGTTTGGTGACTCGGTTTCCGTCAACTTTGGTGGTTGGGCCGTGTTCCAGAAATACTTGAAGCAAGGGATGTCTGAGGACGAGGCGCTGATGATGGCGGCCCGCGTCGCCAACCGGACGCAGCAGTCCAGCACTTTGTCTGAGCAGACCGCTTGGCAGAGGGGTAATGCGGTCGCCAAGTTCTTCACGATGTTTTTGTCCAACCCGAATCAGCAGTTGCGTCGTTATCGCTCGGCTGTCCGCGGTCTAAAGACTGGCCGGATGGAGCCTGAAAAAGCGGCTAAGATGATTGTGATTTACAGGTTCATCATCCCGATGCTGATTCAGCTCATCTCCGATCTTGGATGGAAAAGCGACCGGCAGCTAATAGCGGCCATCGTCGGACCATACAACGGCCTTCTGATATTTGGCGACAAATTCCTTTGGGGGTTAAGTCTCATCACCGACAAGAGGGCGAAAAAAGAACCCGGCGGCGACATCCCTCACCTTGAAGGAATCTCAAGAGACGTGGCGAAGGCGTTGGCAAGTATTGATTGGGACGACATCGAATCCGCTGACGTTTGGGAGGCATTTCAGGGCGTATTAGGACTGATGGGTAAACTCCCCGGACTTCCTACAAGCGGACTGCCTTTATCTGAACTCTCAGAAATGGGCGAGGGTGGTTATGAGCTTCTGATTGAAAAGAATATAATGAAGGGTGTCGCTGGACTTTTGGGTATCGGTGAAGGCACAAGAAAAGATTTCGGTGAAAATTCCGGCGGCTCAAGTTTTAAATATTAAAGGAGAATGCAAATGACAGTAGCAAGCACCACCCGCAGAAACGATTACGACGGCAACGGCACGACAGCGACGTATGCCTTTACGTTCAAGATTTTCGCCGCCAGTCACATGCAGGTTGTCGTCAGAAACGACACCACTTTGGTCGAGACGATCCTGACGCTGACGACTCATTACACCATAGCGGCCTCCGGCATCAACAATTCTTCAGGCGGGAACGTCGTGCTTGTGGCCGGTTCTTTCGCTTGGCTGGACGGAAGCAACTATCTCAAGACCGGGTACTCGATGACGCTGCGCCGCGTCCCGCCTTTGAGCCAGCTTACCGACATCAGAAATCAGGGGTCTTATTTCCCTGAGACGCATGAGGACCAGTTCGATCTTTTCATGCACATTCTTCAGTACCATCAGGATGAGCTGACACGCTCCATTAAGCTCCAGACGACATCATCTCTGACTGACATTACAATCCCGGACGTGCAGGCGGACAAGGCGATCTACGGTAAGTCGGATGCGTCTGGGCTTGAGTGGAGGACCGTTACGGCGACTTCTGGGAGCTATCCGGGCGGGTTCACGGCTGGGTTGGATGCGTCGAAGGCGGCTTCTCCTAGTACGAATGACGTGTACATCGCCACGGACACGAAGCGTGTTTACGTCTGTTTTGCGTCTGGAACATGGACTCCGGTAGAGTGGAAATCTGGACTTGATGCTTCTAAAAATGCCTCTCCCGCAGCAGGAGAGGTGTATTTTGCAACTGACTCAGGGAAAATATATCTTTGTCAGGTAGCTGGAACGTGGGTGAATAAGCTAGTTGGAATATTTAACGGAATCAAAGGTGCTGATATTGCGTCTGCGACAACTATCGACTTGGGCGCGGCTACCGGCAACTTCGTTGATATTACAGGCACGACTGGAATCTCGGCTCTTGGAACAGCCGATGCTGGTATTACAAGGAAGGTCAGATTCACTGGTGCTTTACTGCTTACTCACGGCGCAGGTCTGCTTCTTCCGACCGCTGCGAATATAACGACAGCCGCGAATGACACTACTGAATTTGTGTCACTTGGTTCAGGTAATTGGAAGTGCCTCTGGTATCAGAGATATGATGGCAGCCCATTGGCCGGAAGTTACACGCCGACAGTAGCCAACGCTCTTAGTGGGAGTGTGATTCAGGTGGTGAATAGCATGGTAACTTCATTAGTAAGTTGCACCACCGTTCTACCATCAGATGATTCGATACCCACAAATGGTGAGGGTGACGAGGTAATGACATTGACTATTACTCCAACTAACGCTAGCAATAAACTACTTATCAGAGTCGTTTCTGTTACTGGAGAAAGCACTGGCCCAAGCGAATATCATGGGATGGCTCTTTTTCAAGACTCCACAGTTAATGCTTTAAAGGCAGTTCCAATAAATGTAAATGCAAGCCTAATTGCATCAAGTAACATTTTAGAACATTACATGACTGCTGGAACTACAAGCGCAACTACATTTAAGGTTAGGATCGGGCCTGACAATGGAGCCACAATTTATTTTAATGGTGGAAATTCCGCAGCAAGAATTTATGGCGGTGTTGCTGGTTCTTCAATAACCATCACAGAAATCAAAGCGTGAATCTAAAACTAAATTTACCCCAGACGGTCTGGAGCAATAACATGAAACTGACACCCCTTCAAACAAACCTTCAAAGGTATCGGCTTCGCTTTCTGCCCTAGTTTCCAAAAGTACGTGCAGAACCCCAAGATAGGGAACTGCACGTTTGTCTTTCGGTAGACGCAATTACCGCAGAACTTTGTTGGCGCGTTCGTAGTTGGCGATGTCTGCGAATGCATATCTGATCGCTCCGTGTTCCAGTTTTAGATACCGCGGACCGACCTTCCTATGCCTCCAATTCTCAAGAGTCCGATGAGCCATGCCCCACCTTTCGGCAAGCTGCTTGGTCGTCAGGAACGCCCGAGAGTTTTTGTTTTCTTCAGTCATTTTTCACCGCCTTAAATTACGTCGTCTGCATCTGGGTTCTGGGTCGGCATAGGCACTGCCTGAGCCGGCGCCGGCTTCGTCTGCTGGATGGCAGCCTTAACCCGCGCAGGACCCTCCTGCTTGGCTTGTGGTGCCGGCAGTTGCTCTTCGATCTGGTCTGGGTACCGCACGACCTCCGCGTCAATCGTGACCTCGGCCTGATCTACCGAGAACGCCTTCTCCATCTGAATCGACAGGATGCCGTACTTGGAAAGGCCCATCTTAACTACGGTCTTGAGAGCCATCGAGTCGAAGTCGTCCTTCCACTTGCCGAAGCCAGCCTTGAAGGAAGCCGAATACTTCTGGGCGTGCTTCGTGCATTGGTCGGAAGTCATGTAGAAATACTTCTCGAAGCCGTTCAAGAGCCTGAAGTACAGCAAATACCCGACGACCTTTTCCGACGTGGCCTCGCGCTGGAACTCCATCTCTCCGGTGAAGGGGTTCATGTCCTTCACCTGACCTTCGAGAACTTTGGTCGCGTTGATGGTCTTGTACTGGCCCGTCCGCATAGCCAGTTGGACAAGACCTTTCCAACCGATCTGGAATTGCGCGACACCCTTGTAAGGAACGATGTGCGCAAACCCGAGATTCTGATTGATGGGCAAGTCCATCGACGCGGCAACAGCGGCGGATGAAATGACGGACATCGGGTCGCAGTCCAGAAGTTGCTTGTTGGAAGAAACCGCTGAAATGATGCTCGACATAAATCCCGCCGATTTCTGACCCAACACTTCGTCGAATCGCTTCTTGATGGCAGGCGAATTGAGAAGTGTGTGGACCCGCGCGACGCCACTCGGCTGTCCCTGTACTGATGGTGTGTTGTCCATGATGTTCTCCTTTAGACCTGAGTTTCAGCGGCCGCTTCGACCGGCTGAGTTTTGTCGATGTTTTGAATCGTTCCGCCTTTTTCCATGTGTTCAGCAACTTGTGTCGAGCTGGCTGGACTCACTTCAACCATGCCCTTCAGCATGTGCCGAGTCGCTTGAGACGCGCTCGAAGCCTTAACCATCGCCACGCGCTTTTTGTCGCCCATCGTGAGCGTGACTTTATAGATTCGTTCCGGTGCCATCGTGTCCTCCTTCGTTTATCGTTTTCACCTGTTCATCGGTAGGCACGACCATCGTGTCAACCAAAGGGTAGTGCTGTCTGAGCTTGAGCTGTTCGTCCATCACCGCGATGATGTCTTTATCGTGTTCGCGTGACTTGGTTGTGAGAGAGTCGATCTCCCTGCAAAGGACGTCGATCTTGAGCCATTTGAGAAAGAACCTGCGAATCATATGATGTCCTCCGTTTCTTCGATTTGTTGTGGTGCTGCGACCGCGACGCCTTCTGACTTGACCATGCCGTTTTCCATGATGATAGCTGAAGGCCCGCCCTCCCCGACACGTTCAATCCAAACCTGATAGTCCTTTTCGTCCGCCATTTTACCCAACATGGCAAGCGCATCGGAGTCCAATAGCGAGCCGTCTCTGACCCTGATAACCCTGACAGTCGGGTTCAGGGCCATCGCCATAGCGATGCTGACCTGAAGCTGTTCCGCGTCGGATGCCTGACCAAACGGCACGTCTCTGATGAGGATTTCATTCTCACCGAATCCGAGTCCGGGGACAGGAAGTTCTGCGGCTGCGATTTTGGCACGCTTGTCGGCTTCACGGGCGTTCATCCGGGCCGTGATCTTGTCCGACTCTTCCTTGTTCTTGGCCGCGACCGCCAGATGCGCGTTCTTCTGCCTGACCAATTCGAACTTCTTGTTGGACTCTCGGGCCGCGGCGATGTCAGCGGTGATGGCAGACGTATCGACAGGCTTGGGCAAGGGCTTGGCTTGTGACAGCTTCTCGTCTATCTTGACGGCCTCGTCCTCAAGCGCGGCGATCTGATCTCTCATGGTCTTGATCTCACCCTGCAACTTGATGATCTGCTCGTTCTTGTCGTGGATGCCTTGAGTGATTCCAGCTGATTCCTTGCGCTTTCCGGCGGCCTCAGCAGCCAACTTCGCCCTGTTCGCCTTCCGCGTCTCAAGATCGGCATTGAACTTCCCGGCCTTCTCAAGCTCGCTGACCAGAAGCGCCTCGTCAGCCTCCTTCTCACCGGCCTCGACCGCGACCTCGATCTTGTCGGCCAGCACTTTGGCCTCGCTCGCCTTCCGGTTGATGTTCGTCCGCAGGTCGTAGTCCTCCTGCTGCGCCTTTTCGATGGCGACGAAATCGACTTCCGGCACGAAGCGCTTGAGCTGTTCGAACTGCTCCTTCTTGGTCATGCGCGCGAACGCCAGCGGGTCGAACGACAGCTCACCCAGCAGCTTGTCCAGCATGGTCTGAGGCTGGCGGATGGTGGTTCCTTTGGCGTCCTCGATCTTGATGCTGGAGGTCGTGTGCTTGTCGAGGCGGCTGAAGGTGCGCGTCACTTTAAACTCGCCCATGTCGAGTTTGATGATCGCGGTGTCCTCACCTTTCCTGATCGGATTGCCTTGAATATTCGTTGAGCCTGAGAGCGCCCACCAAATTGAGTCCAGCACACTTGTCTTGCCCTGACCATTTTTTCCGGTGATCTCGACGAGATTTCCTTTTGGGGTGATCTCGACGGCGATCAACTTCTTAACGTTTTCTGCTTGGAGTGAGATAATCTTCAAGTTCTTTTCTCCTATTTTGAAGTTCGGTTCTGAATGTTTCCATCGCCTGCCTATTTTTAAATGCCTGAATCGTCAGCAGCATCCGATTTTTGTAATGCGGCACGCAATTCACAAGATCGCCGTACACCGCCCGATACGCTTGGACTTCGTTCATAAAACCATCCTTGCATCTTCTCCGGCATAAGGACGAATTTGACCATTCATAATCATGCATGGAAGGATGAAACTATCAGCATCATCTGAATCCAACTTACAAAGAGCAAGACAAACCACTGGAACCGTTCTCCTATTGTCGTCATAAACCATAGTTGCTCGGTCTGGAGCATGGACAAGTTGCAGTATTATCATTTCAGCGACTCCTTCAGTTCCTTCTTTGGTGTGATACGAAAAGTCCGATACCCTTTGCGGTCGTACTCGACGTGGGCCGGACCGACAAGACTGGCTGAGATGCTGAACGACGGATGCACGACCTTCTCCGCGTCCCCTATCTCCGTGAGAATCTTACCCTTAATGATGTCGCGCTGTAAGTCCGCGGCCTTGATCTGCTCACCGAGGACGTAGTATTCCTTCACCATCTCAAGCATTGTCTCGTCACCCTCGAACACCTTGCCGGGTTCCGCGTACCCATAGATGCGGGCGATGGCTTTCACGTCGCGGGCGAAGTCAGGCTCCGGCTCTTTACCGGCGTCAACGGAAGCCCAGAACGCGGCCGCCTTCTCTAGTATGGCGTCTTGGATTTCCTTGTCTGCCTTGCGCTCCAAGAGGATTAGCTTATTGCCGTTGATGAGCGCGGCGATCACGGCGCGGTCGATACCTGAGACGAGCATCTGGTGTTGGATTTGGATTTCGATGTGAGTCGGCGCTTCTTTGACTTCCTTCGTGTCCTCGTCGATGACCCACTCTTCTTTAAAGATAAACTGGTTGACGTTTTTGATTTCGAGGATGGCGGTCTTATATTTGTTGTTGTCGGGCAGATCACTAATCTGCTGAACCATCCTGTCAGCAACAACTTCTTTTGAGACAGTCTCGCCTGTTGGCATGTGCGCCTTGAAGTCAAAGCTCGCACCAAGCCTGAGCGCCGGGACCCGGACGTACTCTTTATAAGGCTCTATCAGCCAGCCCTTTTCTTCCGCGACACCTTCCGCAATCGCCGCTTCCAAACGATTGCCCCACTTGGTATACTCCTGCTCTTCAAACGGAATCGGCTCGCCGGACTTCTTCGCGTGCCACAATTCAAACACGCTGACGTATTTATTTAAACCGAACAGCGCGGACACTTCGCTTGATGTTAGGTCTTTTGATCTTGCTTGCAGCCACTCTTCTTCTGTCTTGTACGCGATCACTTGGCGTTCCATAATGTTCTCCCGTGTGTTTTTGTGTAACTCGGTGTAGAGGAATTATGCCTGAGTGTTTTGGTAATGTCAACAATATATTTATCGTAAAAAATAGCGTAATAAAAAAAGACGTTTGACTTTTCCGAACAGCAAGAATATAATTTCACACAACACCGGAGGATTTATGGCTGAAGCAAAAAAAGTTCCGCTGATGGAGATACATGAACTGAAAGCATATTTCAACGTGCATGAGATGACGATTTATCGCTGGGCGAAGAGCGGAGTCATTCCGGGATTCAAGCTCGGCGGCCGGTGGAGATTTAAAAAAGAATTGATCGAGGCTTTTATTTTGAAGAAAACTTTTGCTGATCGGGGGATGTCAGCGTGACCATCTCAATAAGCGGCGGCCTTCTTTTAGCGATCATCTGTATTGCCGCAGGGGTTTATCTTATCAAAAATGGTGATCGTATTGGGCGTGGCATATCCATCGGTACGACAGGTGCTGGAATCTTGTGCATAAAGCCGAGGCGACACACATTCAATATTGCAAATGCGGAAAGAGGCGGCCATGACCAAGCAGGGCAAGCGGAAGAAGCGGAAGGCGAGGAAGAAGATTGTTCTTGGAGAAGGAATACCATTATTCTTCAACAGCGATTTGTCTGTGACAGGAACCATCGTTGGCATCATGCAATTTGTAGAGACTAGAAAAGGAATGACTACTTATTGCCCAATCGCATTTAAAAACTTCCAAGAAGTGAACGGAAAAAAGGTACGACTAATTGCTGAGATATTGCAATGACCAATCAGGACAAGGGGTTTATGGAGAAGGTTCGGCTGACCATTGATTGCGGTGCTTTGGGTATCTGCCCATCATGCGATAAGCAAGCTGACCGCATCGTGTCGCTCGTTCGGGAGCTTGTGGGTGAGCTTAGATACGATGTGGCAAACGAGGTAATGTCGGGAAAGCCGAACATGAAAAATGTTGGCTGGAACGCCTGTCGCACAGAGATTCTCTCACGACTGGAGGACAAATGAACCCGATAACCGCAGGTGCTTTGCTTATAGCTGAAACGATTATTAAAAGTCTACCAGTCGGAAGTCAGCCAAACAGATACGACCCAAAGACCTGTGCAAACTCAAAAGCCAAAGAACGCAGACTCAAGCAAGCTAAGAAACTGGAGAAACCCAATGACGGTGAATAGGGCAAACGAGGTGGCGAAGGAAATAGTGGACACGGCTGAGGATTGTCCACATTGTTTTGGTGAGGATGTTGTTCATGACCAAAGTAAAAGGAATCACCGTGAACTTTGGCTTAGTGAAGAATGTCTTGTTGAACGCATCGCCACCGCCATCCAATCTGAGGTAGATGCGGCCGTTAGGGCAGAGGCAGAAGCATGTGCAAAGGTTGTGGATTGGTGTAATTCTCAAGGGCTTGGTGCTGACGCAGCTAAGAGACAAATTGCCCACACCATTCGTGAGCGTTGGGACATCCGCCTATCAAAACTGGAGAAGGAGAGCAAGTGAAGCGAAACATCGAATCCTACAGAGAAGAAATCAAGATGCTCAAACTAGACTACGAAACCGAGCGTTCGATGCGACTTAAAGTTGAGCGTGAGTTGTCCGAAAAGACAGCTTGGATTCAAGGTAAGTTCGAGTGGTGGTCGGAGCTTCTTAGCGAGTCTAAAACCCCATGCTTGAAGTATTTAATCAAGGACACGGCTCGGATTCTTGGGGCGAAGGTGAAGTCGTGACCCACACCCAAAGACTCAATGAGATTGCAGGGAGGGTGGAGAGGGCGAAGAACAATCCGCTTGGCTTGACTTATGAGTACCAAGACATCACTTGGCTCCTAGAGGAAGTTCGGGTGTTGAGGGAGGAATTAAAAGTAGTAACCGATGATCTTGAATTTGAGGTTAATGAGGGTGGCGGCTGTGACCAT